GTCATAACAAATCCGACCTCTTCAAACCACTCATCCAATCCGCGTGAAAACTGGTTTAAATGCTCCGCCTCCATAAAAACCACACAGTCATCACCATTATTCGCCAACTCAATTTTGACTCCCCTTTCCTCGGCATAAGAATGTACCATTGCACACATAATGAGGCAGTTTCCAAGGGCAGTATTCATGTCTCCTGAGAAACGTTTTCCTTTCACCTTGTACTCTAACCATCCATCATCGCATCTCCCAAAACCAACATTATCAATTTGCCACCTAAGGAGTTTCCTCAACTCAGGGGATTGAAACATGCTGTTGTAGATGCTGTGTTCCCATTTTAGCATCTGCTGGCTGACATGCTGATCAAATCGACTCGCATCAAGACCTAAACACACGGTCTTTTCAAACGAATTAAACTTCTTTAAAAGAATATCAGCAGTTTGCACTGCATTAAACCCCTTAACAACAACTGGGGTTTCAGATTTAAACACCTTTTGAATTGCGCTATATATCTGATGTTCAACGGGTTTTAGGTAACGTCCTACACCCACATTATAAACAGGCCTTCTCGGCTGGATACATCGTGGTGCCTTATTAGAAGGTACTTTTTCGCACTTAACAAAACTATCACTGTATGCGTCGCGTCTGCGAACACCATGGGTGGTAAAGTCTACTACTGCTTGATCATATATGGTTCTCTTACGTCCAGTGTACATCTCAGCAAATTGCTCAGGGGAAACAGGGGAGGCGATACCCAAAATACTGACCAAACTATGTCGGAATTTCCGCAACTTACGAAAGACAGTCCGCTCTTCGGGCTCTCCAACAAGTTGGTACTCTCCATCCACGTTGTGGTAAAAGACTCGCTCCAGCAAAGCTGTGTTGAGTGTGTTGAGATCGGGATCATTTATTTTTAAAGTCCTATTATCGCCGGAGATCCCGTTCATTACAAACATCCGACGACTGCGACAGTCAGCCTTTCCGTCTAAGTGCATGGTCAGCTGCGCAGTCCCAAGATTACTCTTGTGACTAACGCCATGTACTACGGAAAAGCCTCCTCAAGCCTCCGTGAA